GCTGGATGTTCAGCGCTATGTGATTGAAACAATGGCTCGCGACGGTGAGTGCTTCATTCGGAAGGTGCGGGGAAAAAATTATAAAGACGGTTTCTCACTTCAAATGCTTGAAGCGGATTTAATCGACGAAAAGAAAAACGATCATTTAGAAAACGGCTCCCATATTCGAATGGGTATTGAAATGGATAGTCGCCACAAAGTTGTCGCCTATTGGGTTTTGACGGCTCATCCTGGCGATAGGTTTTTCCAGGCTGAGTCTCAGCGGCACATCCGGGTTCCTGCTGAAGAAATCCTCCATGTCTACATGCCGACCCGCTCGCATCAAACGCGTGGCGAGCCGTTTATGACGCCAGCTCTTTCGGCGATGAAACAACTGATGGCCTTCCGCGAAGCCGAGCTAATTGCTGCTAGAATATCCGCTTCAAAAATGGGGATACTTACAAGCCCAGGCGGCGAAGAATATGTCGGCGATGATGCAGACCAAGCGATGCCGGTGATTGATACCCAGCCAGGGTCTTGGCATCAGCTTCCTGCCGGTTATTCGATGCAGATGTTTGACCCGTCTCACCCGAATGCGGGCTTCGGCGAGTTTGAAACTGCAATGCTGCGCGGGATATCTTCTGGCCTTGGCGTTAGCTATGCGGCGCTATCAAGCGATTTGAGCAGCGTAAATTATAGTTCTATTCGGCAAGGTGCTTTAGACGAACGCGATGGCTATAGATCGCTCCAACAGTTTTTTATTGAACACGCGGTCGAGCCGATCTTTAGAGAATGGTTAATGTCTGCCATGGACTTTGGCGGTATGCCTATTCCAGGCAATCGCTTTGACAAATTTGCCGACAACTCCACTTGGCGCGGGCGCGGCTGGAACTGGATTGACCCGCTGAAAGAAATGAACGCGGCGGTTGTCGGTTTGAAAAACGGCATCCTTTCCATGCAAGATGTCGCTGGCCAATACGGTCGCGACGTTGAAGAAACATTTAGCCAGATCGCTCGCGACAAAGAACTTGCAGATCAATTCGGAATTAGAATGAATTTTGAGCCGTTTGGTAGCTCAGCCCTTGTGGCGCTTGAGGCTTACAAGAATGAGAACCCCGAAGAGGACTTAGGCAATGAGTGAAGAAAACATTGAGGGCGTCCAAGCTGACACCTTAGAAGAAAAATCAGAAAGCCGCTTTGACCGTTCCAAGATGGAACGTCGCGCAGCATATTTTGAGCCGGGTGTGGTTGATGAAAAAACCCGCACCGTCCGGCTTGGCGTATCCAGCGAGGAGCCTGTAGAACGTTCATTCGGTACAGAGGTCATTGACCACCGCGCCGAAAATATGGACCTAGAATTTCTATCATCGGGACGAGCGCCATTGCTGCTTGACCATGATATGTCACGCCAGATCGGCGTGGTTGAATCTGTAGAACTCGACGGACAAACCCGGCGTCTGCGGGCATCAGTGCGCTTTGGTGAAGGCGCGCTGGCCGATGAGGTCTACCGAGACGTGCTTGGCGGAATCCGCCAGAACGTGTCTGTGGGTTATCGTATCAACGGACGAATTGAGGAAGAGGACGATCCCGACGAGTACTATCGGGTAGCGACCTCGCCTATGGAAGTCAGCATCGTTTCAATCCCGGCAGATCAGTCAAGTCTGGTCGGCGTTGGGCGTTCGGCTCCGCAACCAACCAACCATCACATCGAAATCAAGGAGGCCAAAATGGCTGAAGAAATTAATCTTGATGAGGTTCGGGCCGAGGCTGCTGCCAACGCTCACAAAGAAGCTCATCGCTCTGCTCGCGAAATCATGTCTCTTGCACGTCGCCACAATAGAGCCGATCTTGGAGACAGTGCCCTGGAACGCGGTATAGCACTCGACTCGTTTCGGGCTGAACTGCTTGAACAGATTGAGGTCCCGACCCTCGATGCCAATCCGGCTGCTGTTGACGCCAAGCCGGCTCAGCAACGGGGCTATTCCTTCGGTCGCATGATTCAGGCCCAGGTATCTGGTGACTACTCCAAGGCTGGCTTTGAGCGTGAGATGAGCGAAGAAATTGCTCATCGGACTGGCAAAGCTTCTCAGGGCATGTACATCCCCGACTTCGCATGGGGTGCTCGTTCCGGTGTTATGGTTACGGGCGCGACCGGAGCCATATCGTCAGAAAACGTGGCCGACGCATTTGTTCCGACAATCCAGCGCGGCGATCTGTTCATTGAAGCGCTTCGGGCCAAACAGGTTATGTCTGGCCTCGGTGTCACATACCTTGGCGGCCTGACCAATCGGGTCCGAATTCCTTCGATTGCCACAGGTGCGTCGGCTGGTTTTGTAGAAGAGGCGGGTGCTGTCACTGATCAATCTCCAGTTGATGGGTCTGTTACACTTCAGCCTCGGACGCTGGGCGCATATGCTCAAATCTCTCGATTGCTGGCTATGGAGTCCGTTCCAAGCATTGAGCAAATTGTTCAAGACGACTTGCTTCGCTCGATTGCCGATAAGATTGAGTATTATGCGATCCAGGGTTCCGGGTCTTCCGGTCAGCCAACTGGTCTTCTTAATGCTTCAATCGGCAATCTGGATATCTCAGGCGACACGGACGTGGCTGCGATCACTTGGGCCGATTTAACGGATATCGTGAAAATCGTTGAAGACGCTAACGGCGTAGTCAATCAAGCGGCGCTTGGCTGGCTCAGTAACCCGAAAGTGAAGGCGAAAATGGCCAACACCGTGAAGGTCGCTTCCACTGATTCGATCATGCTGTTGAATGATCCGTGGGATAATATTTACGGGAATCCAGCTGCGTTCACCAGCAACGTTCCCAGCAATCTTAATCCAGGTGATGGAGGCGCAGACGCCTCTGCGATTTTCTTCGGAGATTTCAGCCAGCTTTTGGTTGCTTTGTTTGGAGCCCCATCCATCATTGTTGACCCTTACACCAACTCCAAATCCGGTGATGTAGTGATTTCCATCATGCAGGAAGTTGATGTGGGCGTTCGCAACACAGCAAGTTTCTGTAAGGCTGACGAACTCTCAACAGCCTGATCTAGCTGACTGGGCGGGGCGGTGGCTGATGTTGCCGCCCCAACCCAATATCGGAGTTAATATGATGAAAATCAAAATTCTACAGAAGTGCTATCCTGGCATTGAAGGGCGCAACTTCTGGCCCGGCGAAACTATGGATATCGACGAACGCATGGCCCGTACAATGATTGAGCGAGGAGATGCCAAAGTTTTGAAGCAAAAGAAAAAACCTCTAAGGAATAGAGCAATTCCCGCTTCTAAAATAGACACACCAGAAAGTTAATTCTATGGCTGTGGAATCTTCTAGTGACCTGAATGTATTTTTTAGTTCTGGCGATTTTGGACTGTTGGGAACTTATGTTCTCAATGGAGGCGCGACCTCGACATTTAATGGCCTTCAAGATAATGAGTTCTTAGAAGTGGACCCTATGTCGGGCGTTGGCGTCGTTTCAGCAGAGCCAAGGTTTGTTTGCAAGAGCGCGGACATTCCTAGCGCGGCGGCTCCTGGCGATGCAATAACGATCTCAAGCGTCAGCTATAAAATTCGAGTAATTCAGCCGGACGGAACTGGCGTCACAACGCTCGTTTTGGAAAAAAATTAATGGCTCACATCAGAACACAATTGCGAGACAGGGTGGCAGCAAATCTCGCCTCGCTTTCAAGTACAGGTTCCAGGGTTTTCAAGAGCCGAATCTATCCCATGGATGCCGCGAGCCTTCCAGGAATATGCATTTACACTCGCGACGAAAGTGTTGAGGCTTCGACGATAAGCGCGCCCCGTCTTCAAATGCGCGAGCTGCAAGTTGTAATTGAAGGGTATGCGATATCTACAACAGTGCTAGACAATACCCTTGATCAGATTGCCTTGGAAATTGAAGAAGCAATGGCTGGCGATATTACCTTAAACGGGATAGCTAAGGTTATAAATTTGCAAAGCGTTGATGCTGATTTTTCCGATGAGGGTGAACGTCCTGCCGGAATGATCCGGCTAACGTATGTTGTTTTGTATGCTGCATTAGAGAACGATTTGGAGACACCAAAATGAATTTAGAGAGATTAAAAGTCTATCCGCCAGAAGGTGGAGAAGCTGTTACCATTTCGCCGGATCAACTCGATCTGTTTGAAAGCCGAGGCTGGACAAAAACCCCGCCAAAATCTGAGCTAAATATAGCTCAAACCAAATCCAGAGGAGACAAATAATCATGACAACATTCGTTGGAAATGGCGGGGTCGTTCTTGCCGGAAGCAATGCAATTGGCGGGATACGTTCTTATTCTGTCGAAGAAACGATGGCGGTAATTGACGATACGTCGATGGGTTTAGCTTACACGACGAACGCCGTGGGCTTGAAATCTTGGTCCGGTTCTGCGGACGTTTATTTTGATGATGCAAATACAGCGCAAACGGCTCTAGCTGTTGGAGCCGCGTTGGTTCTGTCCTTCCAAATGGAAGGAGCCGCATCTGGAAAACATAAACTTTCTGGAACGGTGACTGTTGACAGTCGAACAATAACAGCGTCTTTCGACGGAATGGTTGAAAGCTCAATGAATTTTACAGGAAACGGCGCCCTTACTGAAGGCACTGTGTAATTGGAACCCCTGCCTCAAAAGAGGCAGGGGTCATTTCGGGAGAATGACATGTCTATTAAAAAAGACGACGACGCTTTAAGCGTCATCAGCAGGATAACTCAGCACTATGAGGCTCAAGGAGTTCGCACAATTGAGGTTCCAGAGTGGGGTTGTGATGATGGACCGCTTGTCATCTATACCGCGCCGTTCACTCTACGCGATCAATCCCGGATTGATTTTGCTACGCGCAAAAGCGAATCGAGTGTTGATGCGTTGGTGGAAGTGCTTATCCAGAAATGCCAAAACTCTGATGGGTCTCGGATGTTTACGGTGGCGGACAAGAAACCGCTAAGAGAGAAAGCTGATGTTGACGTAGTTTCTCGCGTTTGTACGGAAATCATGGGGCCGACTACGGAGACACTGGAAAAAAACTAACGGAAGACGATCAGCGCCAGTTTAAGTTTGCGTTGGCTGATCGTCTCAAGATGACGGTCTCAAAACTTGAAGCTGAAATGACAGTTTCTGAATTTGTCGAATGGTCGATCTGGTATAAGATAAAAGAAGAACGGAACCCATAGGAGTCTTTGATGGCCACGCAACAAATGAAAATTGACCTCACGGCCAAAGACAAGACTGGCAAGGCGTTCCGCTCGCTTAATGCGCGGCTTGAAAAGAC